ACAAACTGATTCTAGTTTGTTTCGCAGCTCAGTGCTACACTGAATTCACCGTGCCGGTGCGGATCATCGGAAATAGACAGATAGGTAGATAGACCATGTACGTTAAATTGATGAGTGGCGTCGATATTCCTGACGCACATTGGGCGAAGCCGTTTCAAGTAATTGAATGCAAGAGCGTGCAATTCATTCGTGATAATGGCGGGCAAGGCCCCGCTGCAATCATCGACAACGATACGCACCAATTGCAAGGCAACGCTTACGTTCTAAACGCACAGGGAAAGACGATTGAGTCTTTCCCTTTTAGTTACACAGAGGAACCAAAATGATGTGCGCACTCGGTTGGGGCCTTGCAATTGCAGGTTGGGGTTGTTTCTCGTTTGCTCTTGCAAACAACGTCACCAGCAAGAAGGCTTTCGTCAAGAAATTCGGTGATCGCTGGAAGCAGGTTCGAAAGGAATGGGCGGCGGGAAATACGTCCGCTAATTAAAAGAAAGGCCCGCTTCGGCGGGCCTTTTCTTTATCGTGTCAGCGATTTTTGATACGAGAAATAATCGACCAGCATCGAGACAGGACCGCTCAGTCCGAGCAAGCCTCCGTTCGATGTAGATTCCAAACGGAAGAACGGACGGATATTAGCCGTAGTAGGAAGATTAGCATTGGTGTGTCCGCCTAGATTTGCAGTAAGAAAAACATTTCCGTCCTCGTCTAGTCCGTACATGATTGCAGTAGTGTTTCCTGTGCCGGTACGAATCATGGTCACTCGATACCAAGTATTCGCAATAATTGGAATAGTCGATGGCGCGCCTACAGTTGGCGGCGCATAAACTGCCGAGGAAGTTGCGTAAGAACGAACAATATTCGGTTCGCCGGCATTCTGATTGAAAGGACGGATTCCAAATCCATATTCCGCAACAGCTCCTGCATATCCAGAAGTCAATCCGAATCGAAGATTGAATTCTCCCGCTGCAAGCCCCGATCCTCCCATCTTAAAAAGAACATCCAAAATCGTTGAGCCTGTTGCAGCTAAACGATAAGGAAAGTATTCAGTAACTCCCGGTGTGCTTACCGGATAAAAGCATCCAGCATCTAAAACAGCAATATCACCGCTGGAATAAACAGTAAGTTCCGCTAATCCCGGATGCGATTCGAGGTTTGTTCCCGGATACCGAGACAGAATGTTGTTGACTTGTGCAGCGCAATTGACAGACGCGTTGCCAGAGACAACCGGATTAAATCGATAGCCTCTGTTCTTAGTTACGCCTGTGCCAGTCACACTGTTATACATGATTTCTTTCGGGGACAGCGCTGCGCCGTACGCAATGAAGTCGTCTTTGAACGACTGCATACGATTCGCAGGAGAAATTAGCATCAGATTGTTTCGCGCTACTTCGGCCGTTGTCGCTCCCGTACCGCCGTTCATTGCTGCAACGGTTCCGGCTGGAACAACTGAGTTACCGCAGACCTGCAAAATCCAATCGTCAACGACTTCGAACGTAAGACCGGAAAATTTACCGACAGAAGAAACCAGCGACGACAGCGTAACTTCAACTGTGGTACCAAGAATCTGAGTGATGTTCGAAATCACTCCATACATTCGATGCTTTAACGGCTTCGATTGGGAGAACAAGCAAACAGCGCTCCCAATATATGCAGACGACAAAAGAGCCGATTCGCTCGGATTATTATTTACAACTCGATACACGGTGTCAGAGACAACAGAGACAACCTGAAATTGCCAGCGCTCGGCCATCATCTGAAACACGTCACCTAGAAGGTTCTCTAAAGAGCGGCCGTAGTTGTCCGGACCGAAATCGGTATCCTGATAAGTCTTGCCGTTTATTTCGATTGAAAATGCCATCGAATTATCTCGAAAGAGTTTTACGAACGTCCAGCGTGTCAATAAACAGACCTTTCGCTGACCGACTAGTTGTTAAAGCGATTTCAAATGCCGGATACATCAAATCGCGCTGATCCTGAGTTCCGTTAGGAAGAGTGCCAGTGTAGGTTGCAGCGTACACGTCATTAACGTAGAAATCGCACTGTGTTCCTTCCTGATCCGTTTCAAATGCAAGACGGCAATTCTTTCCAGTAGTCAAGCCTTGCGCAATGCGTACTAGCTTTTCTCGATAAACAGCGCCATGCGTACCGACAACAAGATTCAGATATCCGCCATAAACCGGATTTAGTTCGAAACCAATTCCTGAATATCCGAAGATATTGTTCGTACGACTTGAGCCTTCGCCTTTCAGGCCCATTCGATAAATCATCTTGCCATCATAGTCTGCGCGGATTACACATTCATAACGAAGCGCGCCTTTGCCTGTAGAAATCGAGCCGCGATCACCCCACGAAGCAATTGCACTCTGCAATGAAGCCTGATCCATGCACAGACAGATACCGCCAGCCGTTTTGTTAGGAGCGCCTTCGGTTAAATTCGAAGGATTAAGAGTGCGGTCTATGCAGTTGTAAAGAAACCAAGGCGTATTTTGTTGGTTATCACAATTTGGCGCATTCGTTCCAGTTGCATTCATTCCTCTCGGAACAATAAAGCATTCCTCATAAATAGGAATCATCGCGTCCCAAAGTGACGAGCCTTCGCCTGCCTGTGCGCTACCAAATACAGAGCTAAGGTCTGCTCCATTACGAGAGAATGTACCGCCTGCTCCGGTCCCTCCGAACAGTGGATCGAACGCGCTAATAAGCGCTTTCATATCTGCACTCTCTCCGATCTTTGCAATAGCGGTTGTTCCCGTACCGCCGTTTGTTGCCGCGTCGATCGTCGCCGTCATTATGCCTGTGACCGGATTAAACGCGGTCACGGTTCCAGTCATAACGCTGGCGAAGCCTACACCAGTGCAAACGATATAGTCGCCGACTTCGAAAAGGCAGCCTTGCAATCCGGTTAGAGACTTTCCCGCGCCGACAGTGAACGTCGGTGCGTTAGAAAGATTAGTACCGTACTTGTTCGTCACCTGACGAATAAGCTGTTCAATCGCGTCCGGAATACCAGCCAAGTAATTCATTCCGACGAAATTCGTCAGATCGAAATCCTCGCCATTCAAAGTGAAAGGATAAAGACTCATTACTTAGCCTCTCGGACTGCCAAAGAAAGTTTTTACGTGAACGTAATCAAGATAACCATTAACGTTCGGAGTACCTACAGAACCGAATCCAAACGAAGGCATGTACAAATCGTTTACCAAGTCCAACGTAGTACCGGACAGAGCGATTGTCGCAGCCAGAGTTCCATTAACGGTGTAAACCAAATTAGCACCGTCGTTAGTAACTCTAAGCTTGTACCATGTATTTGCTGCCGGAATTACTGCCGTAGTAATTACATCGGCAACACCGTTTGCATTCGCAATGAATCTTGCAGCCAGACTATATTTCAACGTGAAACCGAATCCAGCGAACACGTCATGCTCGCCAAGATTTCTCGTCACACCTAGAGCGTAGTTGTAGTTAGCCACGTTCGTAGGAAGTGTTGGAACAAGGATGCAGAATTCAATAAACGATCCAGCTCCCGAAAACGTAGTTCCCATTTTTCCAATGGTGCCGTTTCCATAGGCAAATTGAAATCCGTTTACTCCGCCAGAAGGATTCGTAATGATTTGACCGGGATGTTCTTCTGGACTTGTAGCTGACAATCCTAAAGTAAAGTCATTAGTGGTATTGTTTTGCCACTCATAGAGATCATTAAATTCTTCTCCGTGTGTGAAGTCACAAAAGAAATCTGCTACGTCAGAAACATTGTGCGCGCCTAGATTCTTCTGAGCGTCCCGTTCATTGTTTGCACCCGTACCGCCATTTACAACTGTCTGCGGAATTCCTGAACTGACATATCGAGAGCCGAAAATAGTTACTCGGGCATTTACAGTGGAAATCTTATTGGCTTCAATCGTGCCTTGGTCTAAACCGTAATTAATCGCATAGGCATAAAACTTTAATTTGCCAGTCACTTCGTCATAGTCAATGACACGCGCAGCAATTAATGTTCTAGTTAATCCAGTCGCTACACGGTTATAGATACGAATATCCGCTCCCGGCAGAAATGCTCGTCCGGGTTTCGCATAAACCGTCTGATAACCTTTTGCAATATAGACGTATGGTTTTGGCGTATTACGCGGATCGGGGGAGCGTCCGTATAGCGTCACGTCCAGCGTCGTGCGCAGATCGCTCCACGTTGTTTTGTACGTCTGATTGCCAACGGCCTTCATAATGTCCGGAAAACCGGACAAGTAATTCGTGCCGACAAGATCGTTTGAACTGAAAATTCGTTCGTCAAATTCCAGAGGAAGTCCGTATGTCATTTAGATAGCCTCATCAATGGTCATGGACGTTCCCATGCGATTGAAGAACGTATGCTCGGAAGCGTCTACTTCGGTCAGATTACCGAAGCAGGATTCGAAGAACCAAGTCTCAGGATCAAGCGGCTGCAAAATGCAAAGCACTTGTCCCTTCTTGCCTGTACGCAAATGAATCGGACCAAAGATATTGAACAGCAATTCTTTGATCGGAAGAATTTCGAACTGCATGTAGATCGACTTGCGTTTGACAATACGGCCATAATGACGAACGCCTGAGCGCGATTCTTTTTCTTCTGTTTTGTCGATCGGAATCAGCTTCGCACCGTAGCTGATATTCATTGATGGCTGGTAGCCGTAACTATCCCAAAGACGTGCGATCGTAGGATAGTCATTATTCGTCGGATCGGAAATATCAATACGCATGTAACGGCCGATCACTGCATCAGTGTATGGCAGCATGGAGTGTCGATTAAATCCGATCGGCGTATTCTGTACGTATTCCTCAATTGATCCGCCCCAAGCAAACTCGCCCCAAGGCAAGAATCCATAACCCGAGATAGGCGGAAACATCGTCATTTCGTCGGTGTCAAACACCGGAGCATCGACGCTCGGATCGCCATCCCAAATTCGAATTCTCCATGTGCCTGCATGCGTAAGATTGTGCTTGAGCATCGCAGAAAGAGAAATTGTACGCTGCTTTTGAAAATCCAGAAGCACCCATGTTTTAGCAGGGTCCGCCGTACTGAATTTAGCTGGCAAGTACATTTCCGGGGTCAGCAAGTTCGTAAGAGGAAAACCGGAAACTCCGGTATCTCCTGTATCGATAATCTGTGCGACCGATTCATAAGCGTTCGCACCGATAATCATGTTCTGATTCAAACTCATCTTAACCCCATACGTCGAATTGAATTTCGTTGGAATCGGTGTCGTAGACTTTTCCGATCACTTTGAAATCGTCTCCGTCTTGCATCTGGAAACGATCCGTTTGAATTGTGATCGTATCGCCAAGATTGATTCGCATACCATCTTTCAGTGCGACAGTGAACGTAAACCGTTCAACATCAGACTTTAGCATGGTAAGGCGTCGCTGCGCTTCCTGAGAAGGAGTCAGACCGACGCAGTATTCTTGTAAATAAATATTGTCCAGAATATGCGTGTTAGACGCACCGACAATATGATTGATAACTTTCAGAGTAATGTGATATTTGCCGTTACTATCATTATTAAAGTCTGAAAGGTTCAACTCAGTACCAATAGAAATATCGAACTGATCGTCATCCATCGTATTGTCAATGACGATAGATGCAATCGTGCCTGCCCCGTTAATGAGTGAGACTTCTACGTTGTTTCCGGCAACGCTAGTAAATCCGAAACGGAATCTTCCGGGAGCGATCGCCGAGCCCGGATAGGTCAAGTCTTGTGAGACGCCTGCTTTAGTCGCAGCTCCCGGAGTTAACAAAAGCTGTCCATTTGCATTAATTGTGGCTGTTGCAGGAGCAACGCTAATGTCGGTCCATGTTTCATTTAGTGGTTGCGAGAAATCCCATCCGGTAACCGTTGCGCGCTGGCCTTCAACAAGAACGGTATCGAATGTCAGGCTCGGTGCGGACGGATGATACTCAAGGATTCCGTCATCCGTAGCTGTAGCGCTGCGATACTCGCCTGCCAAAAACAATCGGTAGTATTTCTCTACCGATTGCAAAGACTGACCGAGATTCAGAGTTTTCCAGTTCTTCGTGTGTCGAATCGTAACCTGATGACATGGAATGCCCCGGTTATCGTCTCCGGTTTGAACGCGTTGCAGCGTTCCTTCTTCAATGTAGTCATCAGTGAAAGTGAAAACCGAATCAGCATGATCCGGCAAATCAATTCGACCGAACCGGAACATATTGTTCTGATCCGTAGCGATCCATCCGCCTACGCTAGAAACCAAAGCGTTGACAAGATCAATCACTTTTTCCTTATCAAGAACACAGATACCAAGAGGCGCAGGATTCTTTTGCGCGATATGAATAAGGTCAGCAGTAGAATAATCCACTCCTGCGTCATAATTCATCAAGTCTACTAGCAGATTAGAAACTACGGTGGAAATGTTGTTATTCTGAATCGGGAGTGTGTCGATATCTGCGACGACTTCTCCGAGTGGAGGCGTGCCGAATTTGAACAAGCCTTCCGCTAGACACGTATCAAAGAATCCCGCAGCCGTGGTTGCCGCAAGCAGCGCTACAGAGTCCTCATAATCGCGTCCGTAAGCAATCGTGACTCCTTGATCGGTTGCCCGGCTGACCGAATAAATCGGTTTGCGATTTCCGAATACATCAAAGTTCGATGCGTAGATTGACTTGCCGGAATTCACCAGCACCAGCGGAAAGCTGTAGACGCGGCCGAAAATAATCGGCTTCGTCGTTCCGTACAAATTCTCTTCGCCGTCCAGACGGTTTACGTAGTCCTCGCCCCACGGCGGCGGATCGGTAATTCCGTCCGTGCCCGCTGGCGGCGGCGGATTATCCGGAGGCGGTTCGCCGTAGTCTCCGAGAATGGGATCACCCGGACCTAGACCCGCATACAAAGCATCCGGCAGACCGCCTTTGAAGAACTTGGTCTGTGCTTGCACGTCCAGTTCTTTCAATTTGTTCTTGACGTGGAAAACCGCTTTGTCAACAGAGATTTCCGGATAATCCTGTGTGCCCGAGAAAATCAAATTATCGAGCGTAAGCAGCTCGTCCACCGAGTCAATGTAGTACACCTTCACTCGACGTCCATCGAATCCATAGAAACGATATTTGTCGAAAAAACCATCGGTGTTATCGGCTTCAATATCTCCGACACCGATATCGGCTTGTCCAAATACCGATCCGTCTTTGAACAAGTTTTGCTTGAACAAAAAGTTCTTTGCCAAATACGGATACGCCGGACTACTCATTACTGTGTAGGCCGGTGCATCCGTGATTAGCAGTTCGGTAATCTCGCCCGTAGCCGGGTTAATGTTTTCGAGCGAGACTACCTGATAACCGCCGCGTTTTTCGCTAGGTGTTTGACTCATTGCTTTTTATTCAACCGCTGTTCGCGACGGAATTTCGCCGCTTCTTCTGATTGCTGATTGAGCATTCCGGAAAGCTTCGTTGTCTGCTTTGCAAGAGTTTCGTGCATGGCCGCAATTTCCTCACACATACGCGTCATTTCTTCCGCAGCAGCCTTGGTCGCTTGCGCAGTCGCAGCCGAAGTCTCGGCCGTTGCCGTCGCAGTCGCAGCGTTCCTGTTTCCTTCTTCCTCTGCGTAGTCTGACGTATCGGCCGAACTTTCACCATACAGGTCACTGGCATCGAACGATTCGACAAAGAAACCCTGCGCCATTGCTTGCATCGCTTCGGTATCGAATTCGACTGTGGCGGACGCTCCCGCTGCTTGCGCTGAATTCGTCCCCTGAGCAATGTTTTTCAGCTCGCGCACGATCGGACCATCTTCGCCGGTATTGTCAGCAACGTCCTGCATTGCTTCATTTCCGGTTGCGATAGTTCCATTCAAATCATCAAGCGTTGTCGCGCCCGTTCCAGTTACCGACAAACCAACATCTGCAAGTACCGGAGCAAGAGCGGCCTGTACGTCTGCCGGGAGCGTACTTACGTATGTAGAAAGGGCTCCTGTATTTGTGTTTAATTCTTCGTTATCACCTGAATTTCGAATAGCTTCGAGATAATCTTTAAGTTGATCTTTGATATCAGACGGAAGGTCAGGAATTGAATCGAATCCGTCTTGCAGAGCATCCGCAATTCCTCCGGACATGGTATGCACGTCGAATCCCATGTTCGTAAGCAGCGTGACGATATCAATGCCGAGTGCGTGCGACATTTGACCAAGCAGCGCCATCGACGCCGGATCGAGAGACGTAATCGCAACGCCATTATTCCATGCCGTCACAAGATCGGTCATGGTAATTCCCGCCGCGCCCATTAAATCAATTACAGATACACCAAGCGATGCAGCAACGGCTGCAAGCTGTCCCGGAGTATCCGTTGTCAGCGTAGAGATATCGACACCCATTCCTTTCAAAAGATCGGTCACAGGAATATTTGCGATTTGCAATGCTTCCAGTACATTAATACCTAGAGTGTCGGCCATAGTATTCAGAGCATCAAGATTGCCAGCGATAATATCGTCAGCCTTAACTCCAAAATACGCAGCAATTTCGTCACCTTTTGCGCCTAGCATAGTCAGCAAATCCGGAATACTGACACCAAGTGCTTGTGCCATAACTTGCAAGTTTGCGAACGTGTCGTCGTTTAGATGATTGATATCTACCCCGAGAGAATCAGCCAACTCGCCGATAGTAACTCCGTATGATTTCATCAAATCAAGAATGTCTGCTCCGGTTGCAATATGCAACTGACCGATATCCTGCGCAATTTGCAAAGCAAGTTGGAAACGTTCGGCTTCGGTTAGCTGAGTAGTCTGCGCCCCTCCGCTATCTCCACCAGAACTTTCTGGGGGCTTCGGAATAGCTTCGAATGCGGTTTGCGCATCTTTTAGAGCCTGCGTGACTTCATTGAAAATCTGCGAATAGTCAACACCACTTCCGTAGTATTGTTGCGCGAGTTCTAGATAGTCCTGCGCAGCGCCAGCAAGATTCTGCATCGCTTCCGGATCGCCTCCGAGAGCGGCTTGCAAAGTCTGTTGATAGATATCTCGCGCATTCTCCATCCGTCCCTGCACATTTTGCGGAGACAAATCACCGATATTCAACTGGTCCAGCAGTTCCTTGATTTGCTTAATTGCGTCCTGCGCAGCTTCGTATTTGTCTTGCTCGGCCTGCCTCTCCGCTTCAATATTGCTCATCTGCGCATCGTGAGCGGACTGCTGTGCAGCTTGCACGTCTCTGCCTTGCTGACCATGAAATTGCTTAATAAGGTCAGTCAGCTCAGCTTTTAGCTGCCCCATGAGCTGCGCAATTTGATAGGTAGCGAGTTTACGAATTCTGTTGAGCTGATCTTCGCTTGCACCCAACGCCCGCGCCTGACGTATGTTCTCTTCCATCTGGCGATTCACGGCTTCCATTTGATGCGTGTACGTTCGGCCTTCGAACTGCGCCATCTGTTCGTCAATTCCGAACATGAAATCGCTCAAAGCGTCTTTCAGTTTTTTAACCTGACTAAATGCTTCGGCAACACGAAGCCAATCCGCTGCCTCAGCAGAAGTCATATTCGGGAGCATCTTCTGGAACGCTTCCGCAAATTGATCGGCCGTAGTGTTCATGCTAAGACCGATACTGCCTAGCAAAGCCTTTAGTCTAGTATCAGCTTGCTCCATCGCGTACTGCCCGGTATTAAACGCAATACCAAACGTATCGCTGAAATCTTGCATTATCTGCTGTGCAGCTTGCAGACCGCCTAGTGAATTCACTAGGTCTGCGGACCACTCAACGTATTCTTCGCGAGTCTTGTTAAGATTCGCGCCCATTGGTCCGAGCGTTTCATTGACGAGATTTACCGACCCAATAATGCGCGTGTACGCATCTGACAAAGATTCGTCAGCATTCTTTAACTTGACGATCGTATCAAACGTTTTTTGCAGAGCATCATCACCTTGAAAAAGACCGACGTTGCCCTTGATATCCATATAAGCATCGGTCATGGCCTTGCCTGCATCACTTACTGCTTCTGCGTATTTGTCCGCGTCATCAATGAAATTGTTAGTGTAGGCAGTGATATCCACGCCGACTTGTTTAAGGACAGCGATGATATTTTCCGCACCAAGACGCTCCGCGAATTGCTCCTGCGTCTCGTCCTTGTATTCCTTTCCATTGATCGTCGTTGTTGAAGTTGTTGGATTTCCTTTTTTATCAAACGACTGCACGAAAGTACCGCCTACGATATCTCCCATTTCAACGCCGAATATTTTTGCGAATTGATCGCGTCCTTTCTTAATGGCATTGAAAAAATCATCGGCTGCTTTCTGAGCCTCGGGGTCTACTGGAGTATGGTGCTCGTCATAATACGCACCACCAAACAAAGGCTTTTGTCCTTTGGTCGTATACCACTGAGTCAGATTAGCGCCCTGACCATTGATATCGAGCTGAGAAGCGCCGCCAATTACTTTGCCTTTCGTGCCAAAAAGCTTACCGCCCGAAACCATGTCGATGAGCATCGCAATAAGAGCGATCCAGCCAACGACCGGAATTGCTCCCATCGCTCCGGCTACACCAGTAGCAAATCCGCCACCTGCGGCAGCAGAAGCAAGTCCTGCGCTAGCAGCATACGTACCAATACCGTAAGCAGCGCCGCCTACAAGCCCTGTCGCCGTGTTGTAACGATTTTGGTAGCGGTTATATCCGGCATAAATTCCGCCTGCAACACCGACCGCCGTTCCAAATCCAGAAGGCGTCCATGTATTTAATCCATTTTCTCCTTGAATCCACGATCCCATCACATTAGAGCCGTAGTAACCATTGGCTCCGCCGTACATGAAATTGTTATATCCAGTGACGGCACGGCCCCACATTCCGGAGATACCGCCGTTTTGAAACATATTGTAGGCTGAGCCGCCTTGAGTAATGTAATTCAACCAAGGACTGCCTCCTGATCCGGCTCCGCCTGTCAAACCTCCTGCATAACCTCCTTGATATGTTCCTCCGGTGTAATTTGCAGCCGCTAGTCCAACAAGATCATTGATGCCGAATGACTGGCCTCCGACATTAATGGAGCCTCCGGAACCGCCTCCTCCCATAGAATTTCCGCCGCCTCCAAACATGGAAGCAAAGCCGGCCATGATCGCATTTCCGAAACCTCCGCTATTTCCTCCGCCAAAACCAAGGAAACTGAACAGAGCATTTCGAATTGCCATTTGCAGCAAGTCATTCAGTAATGACTTGAAGGTGTCTTTAATCGAGTTCTTGAAGTCTTTGAAATTCTTAATACCGCCGGTAACGAAATCGGCAAAGACTTTCGACAGGTCACTTGCAAATCCTTTGAACGCATCCTGCACTTCATGAATTTGCGCCAACTCTTCATTGAGTTTTGCCTGCGCTTCGGAAGCGGCAATAAGCTGCGGAGTAAGCTGTGAGAGATCACCATTTACCGCTTGCACAGCGATGTTATAGGCGTCCCAATTCTTTCCGCCCTGCGCGGCGTAACCAATCTGCTCCTCAAGCAGCTTATTCTGTTTTTCAATCTGACCGATCGGCGTATTTTCCCAAAGCTTCTGCCTAGACTTGGCATAATTCAGAGTTGTATTCGTGCTGCTTTGCTCAAGATCGTTTAGATATTTGAGCACTGCATTATAATGTTCCATCGGATCGACTGTTGCGCCGAAATCCGAACCAAGGTCCTTCATTACGGCTGATGCTTCTAGCATCAGACGATTATTGTCTTTTACCTTGGGATCAAGCTTATCCCACTGATTTCCCATCGCAGCGATTTTCGCTTCGACGGTATCTGCCTCTCCGAAAGACGACCAAGTTGCAGAGGCGCTTTGAACAATTTGCGCAACCTTGGATGCAGCAGCAACAGCGCCGTTACCAACAGCTTCCAGTGCTTCACCAAGACGAGAAAGAACTTCGATCTTTTGCTCGTCCGACAGAGTAGATTCGTCAACCATCCGCGCAGCAATTTCGAAAGCATCGTTCGAATCGAGCGTTGCCTTGTTCGTGCCGTCGATAGTCTTTTTCAAATCTGAATAGCGAGGATCAAGACGACCAAGAGCGGCACTGACCGCTTCCATCGCCTTATCCTTGTCACTCCAATCCAGCGCAGCTTCGGCTTCCTCCGCAGTCGCACCGATGGCGTGCAATTTCTCTTGCATTTTCGCGCCGCCTTTAACCAGCTCGTCGCGAATTGCATTGTTCTGACTCAAGCCGCGATTCAAATCAGCAATCGCGCCTGTTTCACTGCCATAAGCAGTGATGATATTTTTCAGTTCGCTAGCCAGCTCCCGTAGGCGCGCTTTCGCATCGGCCGCTGCCTGAGCAACTTCCTGATCGTGTTTACTCTCCTGATCGTGTAGCCATTTGTCATAGTCTTTGGGAGCGAATCCTTCGGCGATTTGAGAACCCATTTCTGCCGTCTTACGGTTGTAGTCCGTGACGGTTTTATTCAGAAGTGCAATGCCGCCTGCAAGTGCTCCTGCAAAATCTCCGCTCTGAATTTTTCCAACAAGATCGTCCCATGTAACGCCTACATCACCGATACTGATTTGCAGCGTATTGAGCTGCGCAATCAAGTCAGCGAAGTATGGATCGGCTTTTCCCTGCAAAGCAGAGAATGTTGCCTCAGCTTTATTCAGCTCAGCCTCTAGATCGGAAAGTTTATTTTTGTATGCTTCTATTTCCGAGCTATGATCGGTTACGTAGGTTTCGCCTTTGATCTTTTGCGTCGTGATAGGATGCGCCTGCAATTCAAGCAACTCTTTTTGAGTTGCCTGAATTTGCTCGCGAATACGCGCCATCGGACCTTCCATAGAAGATACGATGCTCTTTGCCATTTCTGACGTAGCACCGGGCACTGCTTTAGCAGCTTGCTCGATGACTTCGAAATCGTCCTTTACTTGTTTCGCGGCCAACTGCGATTGAGCGGCCATGTCCTTTAGGTTGGAATAGACGCCGTAAATTCCAAGCGCAACAATTCCAACAATCGGAACAATTCGACTCAATCCAGCAGCAAGTGCGCTAACTCCGGTAGCCGCAGAAGTTGCGCCTGCGCCTGCCGCTGCATTCGCTACAGCACCGGCAGCCATTTTTCCGCGCATCAAATCAATTAAGACTAGAACGCCTTTGATTTGCGCTTCCAGCAGTCCGATGCCAAGCGCAATATCCTTGAGCACCGTAACCGCAACTTTCCATCCAAGGAAAGCGGCCGTCCATTCAAGAATTGTCGGAAGATATTTGACAAGCGTTCCGCCGATATTAATCAGCGTGGTCATGACCGACGCAAGTTGAGTCGCCATGCGCGGGCCATTCTGAATAATGTACGAAGTCAGCTCTTGAATTTTCTGAGTAAGCTGACCCGAGTATTGAGTGAAAGCTTGAATTGCAACACCTTCAATAGCATGCTGCAATTGAGAGAACGCAGTAACGGCATTGTTATTGATGATTGACGCAATTCGTGCCGTCGCTCCTTGAGAGTCCTTAATTTTCTTAAGATACTCGGCAAGGCTATTGTCGCTTGCATCGAGCATCTTGATAAAATCAAGCAATGCGCCCGAGCTGCGACGATCAAAAATATCCGTAGCGAATTTCAGTTTATCTTTCGTATTGAGATTCTTCATCTTATCCTGCAATTCAGTGAATGCAGAAATAAGATCGAGCGTTCCTCCGGGTCCGCTCCAAACCTTCGACATATCAATGCCAAGAGCCTGCATCGCCTTTTGTGCTTTAGGCGTTTGCGTAGCAAGACTCTGAATAATATTTCGAAGATCGGTTCCCGATTTCGATGCTGAAATACCGACCTGACGAAGCAGAGCGATCGACGCTAGTGTTTCATCCAGACCGATACCGGCCGCATGTGCAGTAGCACCGACTTGTCCGAGCGCTTGCGTCAGCTCAGAAATAGTTGTGGTAGATGCAAGAGACGCAGCCGTGATCTTATCCGCTACGGCCGTAGCATCATTCGCACTCAGACCAAACGCAGCCAGAGTATTGACAAGTTTATTTGCAGCGGCTTCGGTACTAATTTCACCGACCGTTGCAAGATTCAGAACTGCCGGGAGCGTGATTAGCGCTTGCTGTGCATCCTGACCCGCTTGGCCGAGTGCTTTGAAAGCTTCTGCAACTTCCGCAGCGCTAAATTTGCTCGCCTGCGACAGCTTGATGAATTGGTCAATGTAAGGTTGCAGGCCCGCTCGATTCTGCGGAATTTCTGCAAACACTGATGTTGCAGAACGCAGGGCTTTTTCGAATTGCGCTCCGACAGTGATTGTTTCTTTTAGCGATTTGGTAATCGCATACGCTCCCGCAGCAACAGCCACGGTAGACGCAGCAAAGCCGCCGAACGCGATACCAGTGCCCTGCATACTTGCACGCAGAGCCGCCGCACCTTGCGTAGCGACATTGAAATTGCCAGTGACAGATTTCAGACCAACAGCGGCACGCACTGCGGATTTGCTCAACGCATCATATTCAGCGCGAGCGGCAGCTACCCCGGACGCGAATTGCGTCTGATTGATTACTCCGCCAGTTTTTAGATTTGAAAGCGATGTTAATTTCGCTTTCAATTGGTCAATCGGCGCAAGTTGCGCCGTCACGCTGGACCCGACCAGTTTCAGATCGGCCGCTAGCTGCACGGCTTCCAGAGCGGCCTTCTGCTTGCTGGCGCTGAGCTGATCCCAACCAGCGCGCAACTTGAGTAGTTCCGCCTCGCTAGCTTTATTTACAGAAAGACTAGCCTGTACTTGCTGGATGTACTGCCGTAGCGCTGCCGCCGCCTCTTCGTCGGCCGTCGCCGAGCGCGCACGCACTTGGGAGCGCTTCGCCTCCGCATCCGTGGCCTTGACCAACGCATCCCGCGCGTTATCCAGCGCTACCTTGTATTGCTGCTCCGTGATGTAGAGCTGCTTCGTTTGCGGGTTAATGCGTCCGCGTAGATTATTTAGAGCATCCGTTTGCTGGTAATAACGCTCAAGCGGAGAAAGCGCTCGCGTCATTAATCCAGAAATGGTTTCGATATCCTGCGCAATTTGCAGGTTATAAGTCAGAGACTTTTTCTGAGCCTCAGACAAAAGATTGTAACCGGCAGTCATCTTTGCAAGCTGACCCGGTGTTTTATTGAATTCGGCATTTTGCTGACGTAGAGACGCCAGCATTTTTTCGGAATCGGTTCCGGCAGACGCAAAAGATTTCGAGTACACGGCCATTGCACGCGCCATGTCGTTCGCCGAAAGCTTTCCGTCCTTCATGAGAATGTTCAACGTCTTTTGCATTTCAGCTTCGCGCTGTGCAGACGTTTGAATATCTCGCATGATCTTGGAAAGCTGGCCGCGAGCATTCGCTAGCTCGGCAGCGGCCTTCCTTCCTTCGACCATTGATTTTGTATTTGCAGTATTCGAAGCCGTGTTGTCTTTGATTGCGCGCGACTGCGCGATAATCGCAGCAGACGACTTCGCTACATTCTCACGAAGCGATCCTTGCTGTTGTGCGATATTGCGAGTCGTGTTTCCTAGTTCGCGCAGATTGCCACCGAATCCTTTAAGCAAAGAATTCAGGCCGTCAAGTGATTTACCTAACTCCCGGATTTGATTCAGAGCATCACTGGAAAAATCCAGATTCTTCCGAACACCGTCACCGGCAGTTTTGGCTTTGTCAGCCAATCCGAGAATAGATTCGCCAAGTTTGTCAACTCGGCCTTCCGCAGTCTCGGTACTAATTTCAATTTCGACAGACATTCGTCACCTGACTAGAAATAAAGAAAGCCCCAACACGTGTTGGGGCTTCCAGATTTATCTACGAGAAGGTCGTCCAAAGCCTTTTCCGGGTTTCTTTGCCTTTTCCAATTCTCTTTCCTGCTTCGCCTTTTCGGCGTGATGCTCCATGTACTCAGCATCACACTCGAACATCATCTTGAAAAAGAACTCCTTGTCTTCATCAAAATCGAACTCACGGCAGTAGCAGGCAATTTCCGAAAGTTGAAGCGGCTGTTGCGCCATGAAATACTCGCGACGCCGATTCAAGTCCAAGAACGCTCTCAAGTAGTCATGCAAATACCAAGGCAGCGAAGGTTTGTCTCTCAGCGCTTGTGGAAGTTTTCCACTCGCTTCATACATTCCTTTTAATGCCTTTTCCTCTTTACCCCAAACTAGGTGCCACTTAATTGCGGCACGGAGTCTTTTCCCAAGTTGTCCTCCGTAAACATCAGGAAGGCGTTCTGATCTTCCGCATAACCCTTGATCTTGTTACGGAACAATTCGTTCTTCAACAGCTTCGCAGCCATCGTCTGATCGAACGTTCCGTTCTGATAGGGCACGCCGTCGATCTTCACTTCGGGAAGTTTTCCGTTTACTTCTTCCAGCTTCATGTCCTTCAAAACGGTCTGTGCATAAACTTCCTGCATCAGTTCATCCGAAAGATCATGCGCAGTATCGTCATCCTGTTCTAGCGACGCACGAACCGCCTTGTACTTACGACGAAGAACGCGACGGAAATTCGGATTCTGCGCACGTGCCACTTTAACCATGACGCCGCGTGCAATTGGAAACCAAACACCTTCGACTTCTTTCTTCTCGTCAATTACGTTGTCTTTGAAAAGGTCCACTTATTCGCTCCTGATTTATTTCCTGAGCGCTCCTTGGAAGTAGCTCCGCACTGGCGATAGGGAGCGATCTATCAAACCGGCCGTAGGCCGGCTGCCAGTGCGGAGTTCGGTATTACGGCTATGCCACCGGGAAGGTGTCGATTTGCACCATGCAATCCGTATCCGGATCGCGGAGCGCAGTGAACTGCGTATCCGCCATAACATCCGAATCGAGCTGTGATGCGTTGAAAGTGAACTTCTCGTATTTGCAACGCGGCGAAGTCCAGATCATCATATTTCCGAGCGAGTCAGCAAGCAGCATCGAGAACGCGAAAACCTGCGTCTGCTTGAACATGTCTGCCTGAGCCTTCGACTCGAAATATTGACTCGCGGTGTAATTCACCATGAGCTGACCGGCGACGACACCCACGTTACCGAGAACCGAAAGGCCCTTCTGTTCGCGGTGCTGATTATCCAGCTCCACGCTCAGCGAAGAAATCGAACCCTTGGTTCCGAACGCAGCGTTGTTCTGCGTAACGCTGCGAATGCTCGCAACGCAATTCAGAATTTCCGTAGTCGAAGCGTCCACAATCGACTCACCAGCGAACGTAGTACCTTCCGCGAGCGAGCCGCCCTTGCCGATGAAATTGAACGCGCCGGTCAAGATCGCTTTCGTCTGCATCTGCAACGAAACGCCCTTCACACGCATACCTGTAAAGATATGCCGCGTCATCACCGTTGTATCATTGAATTGCTTGACGAGCGTATAGCTGCGCTCGGTAATTCCGTTGCGAAGCATCTTGCCGTCGATATGCGCAGCAGCAAGAGCCGGAGTTTCAGCAACAGCAGGCTGCGGAACAACCGTCAACGTCTGATCGTCCGTAACTTCCGTAACGAGGAACACATCGTTCAGAAGCGGATTCGTGAAACCCGACAGCTTCAACCACTGACCGACAACAACGCTAGCGAATTTGCCAGCCGTAGTAGACGTAAGATTGTCCGACGCAGCCGCAACCGTGGAAATATCGCCAGCCACACCGACAATTGCCAGCGCACTCGACCATGTTCCCATAAGAGCCGATTCAATCAAATCTTCGAACGTGCCGTACGACAGCTCGAAATTGAATGCACCACTCGGAGACGAATCGACAAGCACGGTGTCATCGAGCATTCGATCCGAGCGAATTTCTTTCGATTTCTCGAAAGACAGATTTTCGTCAAGGGACTCTCCGGTATAACGCGTTTCAATCAGCGCGGGACTAGCCGGAGTAGTGCCCCAAACACTTTCACGCACGCGATAGAGCGCAGTGCGGTTGGCCGATGCAAGACTCATTTACTTTCAAACCTCATCGAAATAAAAAGGGATTTGAACCCCGGTGAGACACCAGTTATCGGTGTCGGAATTTGGCATTTCGCGTGCGTCATAAAACGTCACGCCGCCGAACTGTTTGCTCCTGAAAGCTTTCGTGATCCTGTCCGCGATCAAGTTACGGTCGCCATCACCTTTTCCGCGCCGTACATAGATCGTGAATACTACAGTACCGCGATGCCGCGAGCTATCCTGATTCCCTAGAAAAAGCTGATTATCTTCCGGGAAGTAGGTTCGCTGCCGCACGTAAGAAGTCTGCCCTTCGGACAGAGCTAGATCGAGAACATTTCCATGAAGCAAAGGAAAAGCAGGATCGACAGATGCCATAGCATCTGCCGCTTCATCAATTGCCTTTGCTGCTTGCATGCGAGTTGTCATTATTTCAGCAAGTCGAATTGCGATCTAACGGCCGCGTATCCGCCTGCTTTCGCACGCTCGATAATGTCGGACACGCTGACCTTTCCGATGGAATTTGCTTCGTAATACTCAGCGCTCCCCGGATCAAATCCCGGAATAGACGCTGACAGCGGATTGTAAACCACGATCCCATCGAATTTAATCGTGGCAAACGCAACCATTGATTGAATAGCAACTTCGTACTGATACATTTTCACTGATTCAGTCGAAGCACCCTTTGACCATTTGAATCCGACTGGCTCAGTGGGTTTGTGCTGTCCATATCCCCACATGAGTTCAAATCCTTCCGGACTGAATGATCCGCCCACTTTGGGAGCGATCCGCCAGTTCGCCATCGCCTGACCGGAATCAGACGGCGTAGCGTCCACACACGCAAGAAAAACCCGCGATGCGATTTCAATCGCAGCGGCACGCGGAATCAATTTCAAATCCTTGACGATTCCTGCGAGATATTTCTTGTTGTCGGAATAGACGCTCATTTAATTCGCTAGTGTCAGATACCACTCATCGAGCAAAGCATTCTGCGCGACGTTGGAAATTCGGCTCGTCTTTCCGGCTATCGTGATAAGGTCATCGACTTTCGGTTCGACACCGATCCACGATTTACGGATCATGAAGCTGAGCTCGGTTTCCAGAACGTTCTCATCCTTTGAACGTTTTGATTGAAGGGGTTTCACTCGGCCGGTAACGTTGTATGACGTTTGTGCAATCGTATTTTGCTGCGTGTCCGTATCGTATGTTTCAGCACCGAGTGAAACGTAAATTGCATTGATCCGATCATCAGGCTCGGTTGTTGCACGAGCCGAAATCAATCCAGAGTCAACGTAATATTCCAGAACGAAATAACTACGGCTCCCAATGACGACAGTATCGTCACGGTTCAAAGCCGTGTTAATCGGAAGAAAAAGAAAAAAGCTACCGTAATGTTCGATTGAATCGTCCTGATTCTCCGAAGCAGAACGAAGCTCGGAATCTCCGAACGTAGTTGCAATTACGGTATCTACCGCCCAACCGGGATCATTAGAAGGACCGATTGGTGCGCGACGATGAACAACGGCCGGTCCCTGCACAAGATGTAAACCAGCGATGAAACGGTAGTAACCGTCCCATGCGTCTTTATGAGACGCACCGACCATGAAAATTTCACCAGTATCCGGAACACGAATAACCGGACTTTTCGGTTCTTCACCGGGAGCGCAAGTCAACAAGCGCTTGCGCGTCGGGCGGTTCCAGATTTCGGTAAACGTATCCGTTTTCTTTAGCTGGCCGCGCAAAGCGCGCTCTAGCCAAAGTCCGGTAGCGAAATCATAGACGTCAAACGCTTGAGTATCGAAATATCGCGCGGTTTGAAAGATATCCATTAAACGCTACCGGGGCTTGGATTCGTACCAGTATTCGTGACAGGATCGTAAGCAGGCTGCACAGTGCCGAAATGCACAATAGCCGCAGGCGTTTGAAAGCCGGGAACAGAAGATTTAAGAGCATTCGCGTAACGATCGCGCATGCTGATAATTCGTTGGATTGTTTCGTCCAGATTGTCTTTTTGAAAGCGCTGCATTTCTGCATCGCCGTCCGTGATCTTCTGCGCAGTAATCATTTGAAGCTGCGCAGCCATAATCACTGCGGACTCATACTGACAGAAAAGAATCAACGCTGATTTAATCAGCTTTTCATCGTCCGTAGGATTTGATTTCGCCCAAAGCGTAGCGTGATCCGGATACACAGGCTTGAGCGAAAAAATAAGTTGGTCACGGACGTTCAGATTGTTAATCTGAACGTCCGTGACCTCACGCTCCGTGACTCCAAGCGCAGCACGAATTTGATCGGTACTGGTGTAAAGAATTTGAGTCACGGATATTTCCTCAGTTACGGCAGATTGTTGGCAGCCTTGAATTCTTCAACGCGCTTGGCGTAGTCCTCGTCGGCCTCGCCTTCGTTCTTTTCCGGAATTTGCGGAGGCGTCGAATTCGAAGCAGCCTTCTTCGCAGCCTTTGCAGCCTGCGCATCCGCCACGTCCTTTTCAGCCTTCTTCACCTTCGAAGCATGAGCGGCCTGACGCGCAGCACGATCCTTTTCCGGATCGCCTTCCACCAGCTCAATAATTCCGCCTTCAATCTGCGAAATCATCCAGCCGGAGAAATACGGAACCTCGGTCAGCTTTCCAGCGGGAATATAAATTCCCGTAGACGGATCGCGCAGATCGAAATTCTTTGCACGAACAACACCCGGATTCTTTTCGCGCTCGGTATGAGTCGCGCCTTCATCCTTCTTCGCAGCAGCAGCATTCGCTTTCGCGTGATCCGCCGCAGTCTGAGCGGTTGTCTTGACCGCTCCCGTTCGAACAACTGCACCAGCCATTAAATTTCTCCTTCAAGCAGAAATTGAGCGAGCCGGGAAATCCGGCTCGCTCTGTTACAGGGATTACGTCGTCAGCGTCAGAACCGAGAACGCTTCCGGATATCCGGCGCTTTCGATGCGCTCCGAATAATCCATACGCATTGCCGTGCTCTTGCGCATGACATATTCCTCGATAGCCTGATAGTCCGCACCGACGTAAACGATGCGACGCAGAGCCTTCGAAGAATCCAGACCAACAATCGTGTTGGTACCGAACGTCGGGTCCTCGGTAACGAAGATATTGATAAAACCGGGGATACCGGGCAGAGCAAAACGCGGGACCGTATTCAGACGTTCATCGGCGCCAGCGGGAGCGGACGTTTCGTTGACAGTCGGACGACCCGTACGATTCTGGATCGCGAAATACGTGTCCACGTCGCACACGGCCCAATCGAGCGTGCGCTTGCGACGGCCAGTAAGCAGCCACTTCACCCACGCTTTCTGCGTCAGCACGCCGTCAGCAGAAATCGAGCTATCGAAATCCTGTGCCTGTACAGCGGAAGTGATAATTCCAGCTTCGCCGGAATCCACACTGCCGTTGACGATACCAGCGAAATCCTCGTCCAGACGATGCGAGTGTTCCTCAAGCGCCTGTTCGCGAATTGCGATACCGACAAGATCAAGAGTAGAAGCAGCCTGCGCTTCCTTCGAAATCTCGATACCGATCGACCACACCGGAATTGCACGCTGCACCTGCGAAGTGCTGATGGACAGCATACGAACCGGCTCCGCCATCTGCGCGATCGGCATCGAGCGATATCCGCGCGGCTTCGACCGATCAATGATGACCTGCGTGTAGATATTCGACGTGATAGTGCGCGTAAACGCGACCATCTGCATAAACGTCGAATTGTACGTAGTGCGATCGTCCCGAAGCGACGCTTCCAGAAGATCAAGAAGAACGGCCGGGAAAAAGATTCGACCCGCAGGAGTCTGCGATGCAGAACCATCCGGACGTTCGATGACAGCGGCCATATTGATACCGGCCTTGCCATCCATAATGTCCTTGATCGTCGGCGGGCGCAGACCGAAATTGCGATCTTCGGCCATGAGAAGGCCGCAGCTCGCCATCATCTGCGCAAACGTCGTACCGTCACGATTTGGGTCCCTTGTTGGATATTTCCGATTCATGTACTGCGGAAGCGTAAGACCAAGTTCCTCAGCGGACTTGTAATCTTCCAGCTTAACCTCGATTTCCTGACGCTCGCCTTCGCGGTCAATGAAGCTAACCTGATTTGCCTGTGGCATTGGAATTAATTACCTCGATTTAAATTAAGCAGCCGGACCAAGCGTGCTGCAAGCTTCGATGACAACTTCTTTGTTCTGCGCGCCTGCGTTGCCCTTGAGAGAAACAACACGCCAAGCAAACGCTTCACTGCCGTCGCCCTTCTGCACAAGCGGAAGATTCGACGCATTTGCAACTCCGACTGCCGCCTGCGCGGTAGCCTTTACGTAATCGCCAACAACAAGAGCCGTTGCAGCGTTATTGATTGCGGTAATACGCATACCGGGGAGCCAGCGCTGAACGCCGCCATGCGCAAAACCGTTATTCACCGTGCCCGGCTCGATGCTGGTAACGATGCCCTGAATCGCATCGTTATTCGCGCAGAGAACATAGTTCTCATTCGCCGCGATTTTCACAGCCTTACCAATATCAGCCTGCGCAAGCTTGTGGTCTGCATCCACACCGAGCGCCGACGTGATAATTGCGCCCGGAGGAAGCGGCACATTTTCATCAAAACGAAGAGTGACAGCCATGTTTCTGATTACCTTTTCCGAGAGGGAAGAGACGTTACCTTGGTAGCAGCGCTCGCTGCCGGATGAACATCCGTCGAAGCAAGAAGATTATTCGGCGGATTTGTTACTTCGTCAGAAGCGGTAGATTTCCCGCCAGTGACGTAAGCCTTATCAAATCGCTCGCGCATCGACGTGTACTGAGCGCACAAATCGGCATCGGAGAGACCTTCAAGACTCGGCGGCTGCGTGGAAAATGCGACCGCAAGATTCTTTGTTGCATTAAGCACAGCCTTGCGCAGAGTTTCGTTATCAGCCTTCGCTTTCGTGTTGGCTTCCTCGATCTGCGACAGCTTTGCTTTCGTACTGCCGAGCGTTTCATTCGCAGCATTGAGCTGCGTTTGAAGATGCTCGTTAATTCCTTTCTGCGTCGTAAGCTGCGTATTAAGCGAAGTCACATTTCCTTTCAGAGTTGTGATTTCCGCAGACAGTTCAGCGTTCGTAGTTTCGACATTATCATCGCCGCCACCTTCGCCGCCTTCACCACCTTCGCCGCCGCCTTCGCCGCCTTCACCTTCACCAGCACCGGCTCCTTCGCCAGCATTCAAATCTGCCGTGCCCTGCGCTGCCGGTTTCTTTTCCGGATTTGCAGGCGGGGTCGCAGCAGCTTCCAATTCCTCGACGGACGGCGCGCCAGCAACAACCGCGCCCGCCGCCATCTGAGCAGCAAGTTCCGGAGTGATCCGGCTTTTCTTCTTGCCGATCTTGATCGCTTGTGGCATTTCTCAATTACCTCTTGGTTAGTACGGTTTTACCGTAGCGCCGCAGTACGCGGTGCATTTTCCAGCTTCTTGTTTAGCTTTGCAATCACATTCTCGACCGGCTGGATCGAATCGAGAAGGCCCATATTGAGCGCTTTATCAGCAGCAAAAACTTTGCCGGTCGCCCAAGTATGGACCGTTTCAACCTTGACGCCAGTATTGTGCGCCAATGTATCCACGAATTTGTTGTGACCTAGCATCAATTCCGCTTCAATTTCTTGCTTCGCTGTGTCATTGAGTTTTTCATACGGAGTTCCAAGCGCCTTATACGGCGCAGAGCGAAACACCGTCGCCTTGATTCCTTCCATTTTCAGTGCTTCGGTGATTTCCCTATGCACATAGATTGCGCCAATGGAACCAATCGACGCATCCTGATCCGCAATCATCTGTCCGCCTGCACTCCCGTAGACAAGTCCAGCGCTAAGCTGCTTGGAAATATCATACGAAATAACAGGCATGATTTTCGCGTTGAATTCGTAAATGAAACGGCTCAGAGAAAACACACCTTCGGAAGTACCGCCGTTCGTATCAATCGTCATAACGACAGCTTTTGCTTCGGGATCATCATGCGCTTGAATAAAACGAGCCTTGATATCCTCGTATGAAGGAATGCCGAAAATCTGACTGAAAAAGCTACTGCGAGCGATCGTGCTACCTTCGATACCGATCACAGCAACATTTCCAATAAGATCATATGAGACAGGATTAAAATCTGCCTCATCATCTTCGCTTGCACGCAACTCAATTTGATGCTTCATCGCATTGAGCGAGCCGTATTTCTCAATAGCTACTTCGATATCACGAAGCAGTTCGAAAAACGAAGCAGCACTGCCTAGCCAGAAATTAAAACTCATTTGCTTTTTCCACCTGCTTTGTCAGGCTGATCCGATTTCATTGTACGGCCCATTGCCGTGTCTCCCGGAAAGACGGCCGGATTATCCGGCAATCCTGCTTTGCTTTCCATAAATAAAGTTCCAGAGAGTTCGGGAGCGTTCGGCGGGCGCGGTCCTGTTTTCAATCGCATGGCTGCTTCATCGTCGGTAATAAAACCGAGCGACAGCAATTCCAGAATTCGAGTCTGACGCATCGTTTGATACGCCTCGGTTTCGATTTCCGGACGAAGATCGAGCGCATCAAATTCGAAGCGAACGTAAACATTCGCTCCGTAAAGACGAGCACTCAACGTAAGTGCGCGCGAGAAAAATTCCTCGACAGGCGTTTGAATTGCTTTCGCGCTCTTGAGGAAGATGAGGGTTTCCACGTTGCCGAGTGCTTGCGATCCTGATTCCAGACGCAGACCGAGCGCACTAGGCGGCGTTTTCATGGAAGTAGCGTATTGACCGGCAATTACACCAAGCAACGGACTGTAATCCTGCTTGCTTCCCATGCCTGCTTGCAGAACGTTCGCTTCCACGGTGTCGTACATTACATACGCTTGCTCAGGATCAATGTTCGACACCATATCTTCGACGGCAGCGCGCACTTCGCCAAAGAACGCTTGCAACTTCTCCGGGTCTTGCTGGACTTCTTGAGAAGCAAGCTTCTTGATCTTTTCGCTATCAAGCGTAAGCGTCGTGCGATTGTGACCCGAAACGCGCACACTGCGACGAATATCCTCCATGAATTCTTCGAAATAAATAATCTGCTTGATAGCAGCTTCCATCATCGAACGCGCATAAATGGTGTTCGGATCGGGCGCGAGATAGGAAATCCAGAACGTCGGAATATTCAAATCAACGTCTTTTTGTCCTTGACGCTGATACGGCGTACCGCCGCCTTTTCCGTCTGCCTTGAATTGCAGAGTTTCGAATCCGACAAGCTGCAAGAAATCCGGGAGCCGAGCATCGTTAAGCACCATTTCTCCGCAAGCCGCTCCCGTAAGAATGACTTCTCGAAGTGCCGTCGCTTTAAGCGACTCGATGGATTTACGATTCGTGTAACCGGCGCTGTAATCGTAAAGTGTGCCGAACGATTCAAGAATCGTTTGTGCGAGAGCGGTTCCTTCCGGACTAAATTGATGCGTTACCGCATCGAACGCAGCGATCGTATGTCCATTGTTCGCAACTTCGACCATGTTATGCACAGCCGTAGCGAACGGACCCTCAAGCCGCGCCATGTGACGCAGTAATTGCGTAATATTCTGTGCCGAACGATAAGTTCGAACAGAATTATTGAGAATAGGGTATAGCGGAGTTTGGCGTACATCAGTGCCTTTCTCCGTTGTATCAGCCGGATTGACAGTAGACCGAGAACCCTTTTGAAGTCGCTTCGGAATAATTACTGACAAATTTGGTGCTTTTGCCATTATTTCCCTTCCGTCCTGAGTACGCCTTTCTCTTCAAGCGTTTTCAGGCACGCGTACTTAGCCCTGTCTCGTTCTACGCACTGTTCGAAAAGCCCCATAAGAATACTGTCATCCTTGGCAATTAGATAGAGGGCATTGTCTGTGCTTACATAGTCAGGAGGAACACAGGGTTCCATCACTAGATTCGGACACTGAATAACCAGCGGCTTTTCGGATTCTCGAAATCTGACAGTTTCGCACGCTGATAACAGGAGCGGGCACAGTGAGACAATCAGTAACTTCGGGATGATCTTGGATATAACGGTCAACATATTTCACCTGAGTTTGAGTAACCGTTTTCGTCACTTCCTTTACATTGTTAATCTTCGATACGAATTCCTTTCCGATATCGAGAAACTTATCCGTGATATCCAACGCTCGGTAAACAGTTGCTTGGAAATCGACTAGATTGGAAGCTTCATCTTTTTTCTTCTGATACTGCATTCCGAAATAAAATGAAGACGCTACGAATCCTAAAACAGAAAGCAGTAAAGCTAGAACGATATATATTTTAGTCATTTCCAGTTACCGGGTCCCGGCAGTTCATTAACTACCGGGACCGCTCCGATTATTTGATACGTTTTGCCACGAAAGTAGGCGGTACAATTTCAACTTCTGAACCAACAGGCATGTTCAAAACCATGTTTGTTGCCTCTTCAAAAGCATCCTTCTCTTCGTTATGTACTCCGCCTCCCGTTACAGTCCATCTAGTATTATTTTTCCGATCTAACGAAATTGCCCTAGTAAGATTAGGCGGCGGAGGCGGATCAACTACAGCAGTAACCGTCGCCGACTTCGTTTTAGAAGACGTGCCGCCGTCGTTATCGGTCACAGTCAACGTGACATTGTAGGTGCCTCCCGCCGTATAAGCGTGACTCGGATTCGTTGTAGTCGAAGTAATGCCGTCACCAAAATCCCAAACACGCGACACAATCGTTCCGTCGCTGTCAGTTGAAGCATCAGTGAAAAGTACTGTAAGCCCGCTCGTCGTGAACGTGAAATCCGCAACAGGCGCGACATTGGCAGGCGGCTGCTCGCCAGAAGCGTAACCGGAGAACACTAGCAGCTCATCAAGCATTGAGTCGCCAGTCGGAATCGTTGGCGGTATTGCGCCATGCGTAACGTGAACGTGCTGCGGGAAATCCGTCGTCCAAAGGTCCTGAATGTGCGTTGCTGAGAAATCGCTGCATTGATCGAGAATGCCAGCGCTCTCGGTCCAGCAATAAATCGTTGCGGGCGTCGCGAAGTCGAACGTGTTGCCGAATTCAGTTACGCGGGTGCTGTCCAGCGAGAGATCGAATACGACCGTCCGATATTGGCCGCTGTTGGCCGCGTATTTCAATCGCGATCCCCACAGGTAAAGATGCGAACGATAAATATTGCCCGGAGGCAACACGTACGTATCGTCGGTGCCGCCTTGCTCACCGCCGTTGTCGCCACCGTAATGGATGCCGGTGTAGACCGTTTGCTCATCGAACGTCGCATTGAAAATGTAATCCGTTCCGTATTCAGGCAGGTGCGCGATACCGTCGCTTCCATCCTGTTCTTCGGAATGAACCATGTCCAAATTCCGACCTTTCGAAGTTACGAAATTGCTATCGAAAGAAATCAAAGACGCACTACGATCTTTGTACGACGATCCCTGACTAGTTGAAATATTCGGACCCCAATAACATCCAATGTCGATAGGATAAGCCGATTGATTATACACACCGTGACAGGTGTAGTTATTCTCGACACCGCCATTATAGCTACGACAGCCCGCGAACGTAATACGCTCGATAGCAAATTTAACCGATCCATCTTTAGCCATCGAAAAGAAATTGAAAGCGCTGTCATGACTAACGCAGTTAATGAAGTCGATATCTGCCGCAGCCTGTATCCAGACACCTGCCGGAGAAGAGATAGCAGAAGTTGATTGTCCCTTCCAATTTGTAAACGCAGCGCCGGGCTGAGCACCAGTAAATTCAAGATTTCGAAACGAAATGAAACGCGGTTTTGGTCCGTCATACGGATCGTTCGCTCCACGCGTAATAACAACAAGTCCGTATGGCTCTAGAGAATACTGAGTATCCGTAAATAGGTTATTGGGAGCGCCCGGCATGCAAGTAGGCGCTGTCTTTGAGTTGACAAAAGTAAATACAGGACGCTTACCAACGGCATCAGTGACACCGTTAATAATGATACCCGCTCCACGCAGACCAAATTTAATCGCCCAAGGGGTTCCGTCTGCTGACGGCCAGATATTTACCACGTCTCTATTGGTGTCGCTGCCGCCTCCAAGAGTAGCCCAAGGAATTGACGCTGGCGTCGGAAATTCTTTGCCCGGTCCACAGTCATAACGTCGTCCGGTGCCAAGTGCATTCATTGGCTGGTTAAGAACGGGGTCAACGAACGCGCCATTAGCTTGATTAGCAAATGCTCCAGCCGCACGCAGGTCAGAGAATTTTCCGAGACGTGCTAGCTGTTCGGTTTGTGCTGCTGTAAGTGCCATTTCAAATTCCTTCTTTGGGTGGGTTAAGCGGGGCCGATACAGGCGTTGAGCGCGAGCCACGCGGCCGTTCGATAACCGAACGCCATCGTGATCGTGGTCGTAAGGTCGCCGGTTGCTACGGCGTCAACGAGTGTCTTCGAGCCGACGACCATCGCTCGATCTGCGCGCGAGGCGACGATGATTTTCGTGATGCCGTCGTTCATGGTGAACGGGTCGGATTCGTTGTAGTCGCCATTCTCCTGAATGACGACGGTGACAAGTTCAAGGCACGCAGCAACGCTTGGCGTCACGCTCGGCGCCGTCGCGGTGATTGGAGAACCCGACATGGTGGCATGCGACGTGTGCGCGGCGACGTTCTCGGCGTTGTTCGATCCGATGATCGCAACGCACGCGCCCACCGATCCGTAGTTGTAGACGTTGAAGGAGCCGTTGAACTTCGCGCCGGCGCTGTAGCTTCCGACAGCGACCTTACCGAAGCGCGCGAATCGCGAATTAGCGACAAAATCGGTCAGGCCCTCGACCAATGAGAAGCCGGACGGCGGCGTGATGGTAGGCGTGACGTTCGCGCTCACATAGACGAACAGTTCCATAAAATCACCGGCCTGCACGCCTGCCGGAACATCAATAGTCCAGTTTTTAACGTTACCATTAGACATTTTGGTAGCGCTCCGGACTGTAGGCGCAGTTGCGCTTCCGCCGCTGCTGGCAAAAGTAAATGGATTAATCAGCATTAGCGATGCCCAAATAAAGTAACTTTCAAGCCCTTCGCTCCTGCCGTCCCTACTTGGTCAATATCAATTGAAATTTCATCGTCGTCCGAAAGCGCTGTAGTAGTTAAAGCAGGAGGATTGCTCGATGTGACTGTTGTTTTTTCCGTATTATCAAAACGCAACTTACTCGTTGTCATAAGAGTAGTTCCGTTTTTATTTACATCAACGATCAAGTCTGATCCCGCCGACTGTGCAGTAGAAAGCGACGCACGAATTCCAGTCAGCGTGAAAGCATAAGGCATACGAAACGTAACTTTGCCTGTGCCTGTTGTAAGATTTGTGGTTTCATCTGAGGCGGCAATTTGAAATGCCTCAGTTGTAGCAGCAATACGCGCATCTGTTGCGCTAGAAAAATCGCTAATCGTTGAAGCAGTTTGAGTGCCAGTGTGATTCGCACGATTTTTCAGGTTGGCATCGGTATCGTTTGCGGTTGCATTCGCAGCAATGCCAGCCAGCTTTGTTTTTTCGATGGCCGTAAATGCTTTATTCGTCACGCCGTCCGGAACAACATCGGCGTTAAGATCGGCCATTACTTTATCACCGCGAAAATACTGCGATGAAGTGCCGGAAGAAATCGTCGGCTCTTTTCCTGCAAGAGCCGTCGTCATCGTCGCAGCAAAATCCGGATCGTCGTTCAACGCATCGGCAATTTCTGCCAGCGTATCCAGCGCAGAAGGCGCAGCACCAACGACGTTCTCAATACGCGCATCTACAGCGGTATCAAAATCAGAAATAGTAGATGACGGCTGAGTGCCGGTATGATTTGCACGGTTCTTGAGATTGGCGTCCGTATCGTTTGCAGTAGCGCCAGTGGCAATGCCATCCAACTTCGCAATCTGCACCGATGTTGCGTAACCATCGGCAGCAGACGTAGCCGCAGGAATTCCATAGCCTGCTGCCGTATTCGGCTTGCCAGTCAAATCAGCAAACGCGCCTGTACGCGCGACCGTTGCGGCAATAACCCACGCCGCTCCACTGCGCATATACGAATTCGCATTATTGGGAGCGTCGCTAATTCCTCCGCCTCCGACTTCGGCGTCAACCCATATAATGTCCCAATCGGCGTTCGATTGTTTCTGCGCAATTTGTCCTGTCGTACCTCCGCGCGGAAGTCCGACAGGTGGAGTTCCCGCAGCAACGACATTAACCGGCGCTGCCGCCTCCGCATTAATGTTCGCCGGTGTCTCTGCGACGACAACGTTCGCAACGACAGGAGGCGAAACGATGATGTTGACTTCGCTCATTAGCCACCGCCGGGCGCATCGGTATCGAAGAAGTAAGTCCAACGATCCTGCAACGTTGCTTTGAATTCTCCGAACGGCCAAACAATCGCAGTATCACCATCACCGAAGCGGAATTCGATATCGCCTGCAATCTGAATCGGAATATTCATTCCGCCAGTCAAGTCATACGAATCCTTCGCGCTGATCGTCAGCTTCAACGTGCGCGCTCCTTCATCGAGAACGAATCCCGATTCAGGCGGTTCCGCTGGACCAAGTGCAATAAGCAGCGGCGACGTTGCAGCCGTACCGCGAATATGACAACGCGGAACCGCTCCCGTAATGTCGCCATAATCTTCGGGGATTTGAAACGTTTCCTCGATCGTTGTTCCCAACGCCCAAGTAAACTGAGTTGGATTAGGACCAAAATAGCGTGACATTTTATCCTCGGACGAAGGTGGATTTAATTACGACGGCTTTTTGAAGATCGCTCCGAAGGATGAAAAGAGAAAACACAGACTTAATTATAGTCATGTTCTCGTCTCCGGAGTTTTGAGTTCGATTTCGAACGTGTCATCGAAATGCACAGAGCCGTCCGATAGCACATATTTCACGTCAGCGTTGTACTGACCCGAAGCCATGCCTGTCGTATCCAGCTCAAGTTGGTATTTTCCAAGCGTCTCTTCGTCCACTTCCAACGATTGATAAGTGAACGAGTACGCTTCGTTAGTATTTCGCGTGCGCGCTTGCGAGAAAATAGTCACGTCCAGATTGGAAATGACAGTGCCGTTCGCTTTGAGAACTCCGAACAGTTTTAATTTCTCGCCGATCTTTAGACAGTATTTTTCGGTCATTGCATGTCCATGAACCAAACCTCAATTCTCGCTACGTAAATAAGCGTTTCTTTCGAATGCTTACCCGTAACGAGAACCAAGCAAGGAGAGATTTCTTTCCACGTGACTGCGCCGCCGCATTTCGATTGAGCGCGTACGATATTTCCCGATCCTGCGTTGTAGCTTGCTTGTGCAAGTCGCCGTCGATCGTCCTCGGTACGTTTCGCTGTCCATACGGCTCGCAGGTTTGCCATGTACCACGCACCGCCAATAATGCAGTAGGACGCGTTCAGTGGCGAGGCCGTCTTACCCCAACCGAAATGCGCGTTCCACTGATCGAACGTCGCAGGCATTGCCTGACAAATCCCTGACGCCCCGACATATGAAACCGCGTCGGAACGCAAGAGGCTTTCCTGATAAAGCTGTGCTTTCCACCAGCGCCAATCCCAAGAAGGCAAATATAATTGCGCAGCGGAACGAATCTGCGAATCGTATTTATCTTCGAAGAGTTTTTTAGCTGAGCACCATTCCGAGTAGAACGCCAGCACCAAGAGAACGCAAACCAAAGTACAACGCGAGAGCGATCGCGTTAGTTTCAATTGACGCATACGACTCCGTGAATTTGACTCCCGCGATGTAATCGGAGAATCGCAAAAACACAAACCACAAGCAGACGCCGACAATACAGTGCATGTATTTCAGCGTTGTGCTCAACCCTGTAGCCGACGAAACATTCTCTGCGTCAATCGGCACGAATGAAAGATACACAGCGATCACCGCACAGACATTCATCAGAATGAAGATAAAGATAATCGCTTTATTTTCAGTGAAGAACTTCCACATATTTTCGCTCCTTACAGTGGGTCAGTTTCCCGACGCCGGGGTCCGCTATACGCGGGATTCTGGATATTCCGCAACATCGACAACATTGGATCAAGCTTGTCATCGAGCATTCGAGAAATCTCCTCTTTCGTATGATACGAACGAGCCAGTGCAACTTGCTGATTATTCATTTTCTCGCGCGTATCTTCGATCTGTCGCCAAATTTCCGTGCTCAGTCTCCGCGCTTCATCGCGAGATTCTTTTACGTCCTCCCAAATTTCATTGACCGTTTTAGCTAATGCCGAGCTGTCCTCTGTTCGGTAGCGAAGCACGTCACTTCTTAACCGATCAATTGACTCGTGAATCGAACTTTGCATACGCTGGAATTCCTCCTTACGCATGGCTTCGTCAATTTTCTCGTTAACACCAGCGAATCTCTCATCTACACTGGCTTTGTGTTTTTCGTAATCTTTCATATGTGATCGGTAGATCAAACCGATCAAGGAAAGACAAGCCATAAATAAAATGTCAAGTGCCCATTTAAGAAATCCACCGTCCGGAATGGGCGGAACCCCTTCCGCTGCACTTGCGGTCTGAATAAAAACCGCCAAAACAAGTAGCAGTAGAACTAGCATTACTCTTTTCCGTCCATTATTGATTCACAAAATAACTGGCATCGTACACATACGTCCGCTTCGCTAACGTTTGCATGGTCATGAGATAAATCACCCCAAGGGCCATTCCCCGTTGCCTCGTTATTTACTGTTTTTCGAAAGCGGCCGGTCCCGGTTCCATCCGGATTCAAAATCTCTCTGACAGCAACCGTCCAGCTCATTCATTTCCTCCGTAAAACTGGCGCGAAGTATAGGCCCTATCTCACGCCGAGCATAGCGGCAAGTGCTCGTGTACTTCCTTCCGGTATAGAAACGTTTCCACGCTTCGCAGGGTTGCCGACCATAATTCCACTAACGCCATAGGGAGCGGCAACTACGCCTGAATTATCTCCGGCTCCTTCAATATCGCACGCGAGTTTGAAATAGAACAGTGCGTGCAAATAATGATCTGGTCCTTTCTTAACCCACGTCGCTTCCAGTTCTCCATCTTCGTTAATGGTTTCGACGCGAACCATTCCTTTCATGTGCTGTTTGAATTCCTCTATTTCAGCACTGATCGGATACAGGAATTTCTCAGCATTCGTTGCTTCAACCAGTGAATCAAATCCCTTCGTGCGTTGAGCGTTCGCAACGTTCTTGGTTTTTTCGACTTCCGAAATCGTGTAGTAATTCGTGATACGCAAGTCATCCTTGACGTACACGCACGGATTAACCAAGTCGCCGTATCTTTCTTGCAGAGATTTCACCAGTTCGAAATCCGGCCCCGCGTCGATTACCATTCTGCGCAAGCCGAAATCACCGAACAGTCGAATAAATTGCGGCAGCAACGAACCGTCCATCAATTTCAGACGGACCAGTTTCGTAATGTGATAAATCGGCCCGATCTTTTTACCGATGACGATGTAGCAGACCTTACCAACGTCCACACCGACGCAGCATCCGGACGCGCGTGCGTCCTCCATGATCTTCGTCAATTTCCGAATGACTTCCGCGTCGAACTTTGCGTTCGCCGCAGTGTACGGAAGTCCATGCACCATGTTTCGGTAATCCGACGTGCGCGGATAATCCTTAATTTGCTCGATGACTTTCGGCGTCGTGTTGTACGCAATCAAATCGAACGGCAGCACGTGATATCCCGCTACGTCACGATCCGGATATTCCTGCACCCATTGTCTGCGCGCAGGATTTGCAAGTGCTCTATCCAAAGGCAAACGACATCCCGGACATGCAATATACGCATCGCGCCACGAAATTTCCGGATCGGTCAAATGATCGCGATCAAACATTTCGAAACCGTACTCGAATCCCGGAATTACCACGTCGCGGAAAAAGTCAGGAAATTGCCACTGCTCACAGTGATCGCATTTCACTGCATACCTAGCTTTTCTACTCGCAGCGTACAGCTCGTCCACGCCATAACCGTCCACGGTTGGCGTACTCCATTTGCGCTTGAAGTGATCGCCCTTCGTATGTCGGGAGCGTGAGTTGTACATGCCGATGACGGCTTGATTGCAGCGATCATATTCGTCAACAAACAGACCTTCGGCCGGAACCGAAATTGCTTGGTTCTCGTTCGCTGCACCGTTGATGTACAAAAAAGAATCGCCGAAGCGCTTCATCGACGCTGAATTCGCAGCCGTGACTAGCAAATCTTCCAGCTTTCTCGAATTGTCGATGATAGGATCAATTCTACTCTTGCAGAATTTCGCGGCGAAGTTCGAAGTCGGTAGCACGTAAATGAGCGATCGGCCATTCGAAATGCCCAAAAACGCCAGCGCAATTCGTACAGCCAGCTCCGTAAGCCCGACCTGCGAACATTTCATAATCACGCCATCCGGCGATCCGTCCGCAGCAATCTCTTTCTGGAATTCGTGCTCAAAAAACGAGAACGGCTTTCCCGCAAGAGTCGTGTTCTCTATGAGCCAGTCGCCGATATTTCCGAAAATATCGCCGCCGATCAAATTGTCCTTTAATCGGATGAAAAAGTCCGCAAACGGTCCCAATTCCTGCGCAATTGAGTGTTTTTCGATCAAATTCTGGTCAATTTCGTGCGATTTCTTCATTTTTCTCTCCAAAATCGCTCAAAATTACTGAGTTTTCGCTGCAATTCGCAGCTTTTCATGCAGGATTGAGAGATATTTTTGCTCCAATTCGGGGTTTTTTAGCTCGGCAAATGCCTCTTTTACGCTCGATTCGATCATCGCTTGACGTGCCTGACGATCAATAAGTCGTTCGAATTTCGCAAACAGATTGAACAAATCCTTACCGCCCGACAGCGCTTTCTTCTTTAGATCGGCGTCATCCGATGCAATAGCAGTATTCATGAGCTGTTCCTGCACTTTCAGCATGCGTTGAAGCTGATTCGCAAGCGAGGACTGCGCCTTGGAAACCGTGCCATCGGGAGCTGGCAGGAATTCCTTCAAAAAGTCCAACGGGAATACATTCATTAGCATTGCCACGTGCGGCTTGCTAATAAATTCTTTGTGCTCGCAGATGATTCGGACAGATTTATCGAGAGGATTTTCATCCTCTTCGTACATCCGAGGCGGAGCACTAGGGACTGACGATATCGAGATTGCGCTTGGACGTGCCATTTGAAGATTCTCCGGAATAACGCACAGAGAATAGCACGCGCAAATAAAAAAGGGCCGGTCCTCGTTGCCTTAAAGGACCGGCCCTGTTACGTCTGTGGAGTGTCGAAACGAAGAACCTTACCGTGAACGTAAAGCTACAACACGAACCGCGAGCTTGGAACTGAGCTGATGCGGGGAGGGAGGACAACCCGGTTCCGCACTCGCAGGATCACAATAGCTTCCGCGTGGCCGATTCGCAAGCTCGGCTTTTACAGGGTCATTTATGTGTTGTTTTTCATGCGGAGTTCACGCGTTGGATTTATAGCCTAAGCGACAGGCTACAACGTCATTCTAGGGCGTCGTACTTGCATGTCGGTCTAGTTCCGCTTTGATTCCAGCCTGAGCCACGCGCTCAGTTTGGGCACGCGCTCAGTTTGGGCACGCGCTCAGTTTGGGCACGCATTCGCTCTGAGCCACGGCCACGCGCTCAGTTTGGGCACGCGCTCAGTTTGGGCACGCATTCGCTCTGAGCCACGGCCACGAGTTGAAGTAAGTTGATTAATGTTACAGATTCGAAATTCAGAAAATTTTCGTACGTTCACTATTACCGGCAATTTATACATTGATAAAATAAAAAGTGTGTACGGGTTCGCATAGGGGATTTGTTGCATAACTCGCATAGTGAAATTATAGCGAATCGTGGCTGTCCCTTTCGCTGCCGCTTTCATCCTGCGCCACGCTCACCACTTCGATCCGTTACTCATTTACTTATTTATTAATTTATACTTATATAGTTATATAGTATTACTATATTAGCTGTTATATTGTTTCATTACTGTGACACATGGCATACATTGTGCTAGGCAATGGACATGCCACAGCGGCGCTAGATG